GGACGCTCCTGCAAATTTTCCGCTAATTCACAGAAGCGGAAAGTCCTTGTACGTGTGTGCCGTGTACGGTCTGTTTAGTTGGACACAGAACAGATCCCGTGCTTACGCATTCGGATTCCGAAGAATCCCCCTTTATTAAAGGGAGTCGTAATTAAACGACTGCGAGTCATGCCTTCGCAGGCTATGACCGCTGCATGAGCCTAAGGGCACTTTTACCTTCTTGATCACCGGCACTTTCGCCGTTCCTGTCAAGGTGTCTATAATTCTGGGTTGTTGGAACCCAAGGACATCTCTAGGCGGAGCTTCAGCTCCCCACCAGAACGTGCGCAAGCGCAAGTCATCAGTAAAGCCGGTCTCTTCCTGTTTCTCTATGTGCTTTCGCAACTGTTGAATGGCTGCAAGGAATGCGCAAGTAACGCATACTTTCTGCCAGAAAGTACCATAGGTCCAGATCGTCCAAATCAGTTGGTGATAACTTCTCCAATTGAGATCTGGATAAGGTAGTTTTCTATTACCATCCGAAACAGTAAAACCCGCAATCATTTCTGATTGCAGATCTTCACAGAAGGAAAAGTGGCGTTCCCGATTCATCAACCTCAATTCTTTTATGTCATATGACGCCTTCCAAGGAATGGAAGGTAGAGTTAAGATTGGGGCCTCTCGATGTCCTATTGGGATGTTGAAATCCTTCAAGATGCTGCACATAACGTGAGCACATCTATTGAAGCCACGCTCAGCTACGTAATGTGCTGAGTCTATGAATCGAACCACGGATATGTTGGGGCGTAACTCTCGTTTCCTGTCTTTCTTCCAAGATGGAAGGGATTTAATGCGAATAGGTGTGATATTCTCACCCTTGTAAGCATATGATCCACAGGATTCCCGGAAAGCACCTTTGTAATAGGACTTTTCAGAGTTGATCTTAAAGCCCATATTCGTAAGTGCCTGTTCAACGATATAGTACCACTCACGTGGCACGATGATATCGTCACCATACACGTAAATGTACGGAGCAACGTCCTGTACCTGACATCCTAACGCTGCCTTTACGGCGCCTGCAATCGTTGCATAAAAAATTAATGCTTCGATCACAAACGTTAGGACGTTCCCCATTGTGGCAAATTTGTGTAGTTTAACATTCGCCACTTTTGCTATATCCAAATAATCACCTGTGAATTCTATCGCATTGCTGCGACATTTTCGCAGATAACTATAAAACCAACAATCCCGGAAGCACTCGATATGGCGTTTTGCAACGCGATCGGATGCAGCACTGAGATCGATAGTGCAGAAATTTAAATCGCCACTCTCGACTATACCCGAATTAACGGATTGGTCGGTGAAATTGATTTGACCCGAGGTTATCGGGGAATCGCTTTCAATAAAGTTGCGAAGATAGCCGTCAAGCAGCTTGCCATATGTTACTACGGCGGGATGCTCGACTGCAATCGTACGTCTTTTAACAGACGTTTTCGGCACTGTCCAGAACTTATTTACATAAGATCCGGGGTTATCAAAGGAGGATACAGCTACGTCCCGAGCAAAATAAAAATGCCGGAGACGACCAATGCTATAAGAACAAGCATCGGTATATAGAGAATCATGAGGAAAAATCTGATCCATCTTTTCCACTCCTTCGAGAGGGGTAACTCTCTTGTAATGGAGTGTACTAGGGAAGGTAGATCCCGGACCATTGCCCGGGGCCATCTGATTACCATCAATGAGATCATCAATAATGGTAGAAACAGATGTACCTTTACACCCAGAAAAAAGTCGGAAATGATTTTCTTGATAGAAAATTTCATCAAGAACCTCTTTGGTAAGGGTTAATTGTTTTTGAACAATCGCCGAAGATGCTGTATTAAATGCTGAGCATTCCTGCTCAATGTCAAAGAATTGCTTAACACAATTTTCATCGTGTGTGCGCTTCTTTTTCTTGGCATCAGTTGCATCAGCCGACAGAAATTTTGAAAACATGTCGCATATTTGCAACACGCATCTGACGGCCTCAACAGAAGTACGAGTTTCCGTGAGGATTCCCTCATCGGTAACAAAGTTCCTCGTGAAACCGCGTAAGAACGCGGGAACACGCGTACCCCTTTTCCGTTTAAAAGCGGAAGGATACGTAGTGGACTTGCCATTTTCTAGAAGGGTAAGAACCCAACCAGAAAAAGACGGCAACGTAACCGAAGGAAATTCAATACCCTCTTTAATAATTCGCCTTTCAAGATATTTCAGATCGGCGAAACGAAGGTGTTTCGAAAAATGTACACGATTACAGCAATCGGAATAAAGAGTCACAAGGAGTTCGCGCATAATTTGCGCTTCATTCAACTTAATGTTGGAGGTCTCCATAATGGTTACTCAAGAATTATAACGAGTACACCGAATACCACGGGTGGCAGAGCCACCCGCGGAAAGACAGATCTATTCCGAAGATACATTCCCGGGAATTTCATGATGGAGCCCAATCGGGTCCCAATACTTCTGCAGAAAGGCCACTTGGGCCATAATAAGCTGAGTAATATCAGCCTGCGCAGGAGGAATAATTGCCGGATCAGCAGAAAGGACGGGCACCGTAAAAGTCGCGGAGATCGCATAAGAATTATGATGATCGAAACGAATAAAGAGCTTGCGCTCGCCGGTTTTCGTCGTGGTGTACTTGATTGTCGCTTTAAGCGATTTTCTGATGTCATCCAAATCCAGAATCGCCTGATAGAGTTCCCCATCTTTGATGGACGAAGGAACTGCAAAAAAATCAAGCGTCTGAGAGGTGACAGTCAGAGGATCAAGCACGTCAAGCTGAAATGCGGGTGGAACAGTTGCTGGTGTAGTCATTATAAGACTCCTTATAGTAAAAAAGGTAAAACTTGCAGTGCGATCGAACGCTAGTCACTGAGAAGGCTCTTCCCGAGCGACAGTGCAAGAAGTGTTTGGTTAATACCAAGCGATTTAAAGCTTGGGAATAAAATTTCGGGATCGTTCAATGCGGACAAACCGTAGTAACCGATCTTATCTCTTTTATATGATGTGGTCTCGGCATCCCAGTAAACCTGGTAGCCTCCGCCATTGGTATCGGATTTAATATATCCTCTATCAATAGTGCGGGTTTTAATTGACCATACTCCAGAGTAAATCTGGAAGGACCAATTGGTCCAGTCGAAATCATACGGCCTGAGGACACTTTCAGTGTCAACGAGCCAATCGACTACAAAAGAGAAAGGAATCATGTTCCAAACAGTGGTCGCACCGAAATTCAATCCGAGAGTATCCAAGGTCGCAGCAAGCGCCGCGGAGTTCTTGGATAGGTCGGGCATCTTATAGGAGTATCGCAGGGTACAATTGTACCTCTGCTTAATCCAACTCTCCAGCTTCAAACTGAAGTCGGAGTTCCCTACAGAGGGATAAGATACCGTAACATCACCATCTTTTGACGTCAACCATTTCTGATAATGCGAACAACACAGCTGACCCGAATGGGCCTGCAAATGTTCAACTTTTTTGTTGATCGTTGTCGCCTGGTCGTATAAACTGACCAGATCAGAAATCAGAGGCTTAATGCCGAAGGCATAACAAAGGTGCGCATTAGCAAGTCTATCAAGGACCGAAGGATCTTTCTTCGTATCATTGAAGAATGCCTGGTACACAGCTTGAATCGTCTGGGTTTCAGACAAATTCCACCGTGACAAACCCCTAACAAAAGACAAAATGTCGGTAGTAAGGCTGAGTAAGCCTCGCATATCCTTCAACTCATACAAAAAATTGATGAGATTTGTCTCACCCCGAAATGTGGGCTTTACAGCCTCTGCAGCTTTATGGTGTAGTTTCAACCGTTCAGATGCAGCATATAACGGGATCGAAGAAAGGGGAAAACGCATCCAAAAGGAGCTATTGATGTTCGACTTTCCAAACAGCATCGGAGATGCTGATTTGAGAGTGTACTTATTGGTAGCCCACTTCCCCTCGAAAGGGGTGAAGTTCGTAATACGCTTAAAATGGTCACAATATTGATCGGGCGGACTGCCTAAGTCTGCAGCCAACTGATCAACAAAACGTTCGTACTTGCCGGTTTTTATGACGGCAGGCGACGAACGCCAGACCTTGGAAGGGTCAACCGTAATGTTTATGATTTCATTCGTAAACTTCCGGTCTGATCTTCCGTCGCGTACTCGTGTGCGTTTCATAGAAAAC